ACAAGCACTTTCTCCCTCTGATTTGATTCAGCACGTCGATGTTGCCGTAGTATTCAAATCCGTAGTCCGTCACCCGGATCGTGGCGATTTCATTCATCCCGGCCAGCACGCCGGTTAAAACGAAGTCGTCATCGAAGCGTTGGGAACGGCACGGTTCGCACGCGGGAATGAGTTCCTGAAACAAGTTGGAAATCAGGCAGCTCATTTCCTTTTTCGTGCAGGCCACCTTATACATAGAGTCGTCTGGCTGCCGGGTCATAAATGCCATTGGAAAGCTTGATCGCATCGAGCGTGCTGAAGTTTTCCAGAAAAACGTTGTTCGTCAGGTTGTTCAGCGAGGCGTTCTTCAGTACCTCCACTTCGCTTTGAAGGGTGGCAATGGCCGCCGCGTTGGCGGCTGACGCTTCCGTGACCTCGTAAATGCCGGTTTCCATGTTGTTGAGGTTCCGCGCGCTGACCGGCGTCCCCTCCTGAATGACTTCGCCTGTCGTCGTATCGACGATGTGGTCTTTCCAGTCCGTTTTGTTATAAGGCATTTCCCTCGACCTCCATTTCCGAATACCTGTACTTGAATACCACATACAACCCTTTGGACTGCGGCTTGACGAATGTTCGTTCCGCGTTTGCGACGATATCGCCGTCCTGATCAACGAGCCGGACGTTGCCGATCTCGCCTGCGACCGAGTCATCGAAGAACACGAACACTTTCACGACGTCGCCCTCGACGCTCGTCCTGAACAGGTCGATGCTTTGGGTCGCGCCGTTCAGCTCGTATTCGGCGCGGGCGAGCGAATCGACGAACCGCTGCGCCTGTTTGCGCAAGCCGATTTCCGTCATTGTTTTCACGTTTTAACCACCCCTTGGCTGATAAAGTTTTTCCGAAGCACGAATCGTGTCCGCCAGCGGATACTGCACTTGCCCAAATGCGAACTGCGACTTGATCGCGGCGTCCGATTGCGCCAAGCTCCCAAAATTGCTCTGTGTCGGCCAAGTGCCGCATGCGAACGTATTGCAGAGCGCATATCCGGAATAGCCGGATTGAAAGGCCGAGCGGATCATGAGACGGTTTTGTTCTTCGACGGCGTAGCTCGGCTTGCCGCTGGCCGGTTTGACCTTCATGACTTCGCTGTCGATGACAGCGATGTCGTTGACGCCGCTCGGGTTTTTGCCAGCCAAATAGATAATAAATTCCGCCCAGCGCTCCGGATCGTAAAGGCGATAGGGCTCGATGTAAGATTGCTCATATCCGAGCATCCGAAGCGAGAGCAGGATGCCTTGCTCTGTTCCCGCCAGCTCGGCAATCTTGTGCTTCATCATCAGCCGCATCCGGTAGTTTTCGACGCTCTCGCCTTTGAGCCGCCGCATGCCGCGTTCTTGGCCGTGTTGCTCCAGCATCAGCTCGCTGGCGCTTATGATCATGGACTCCTCGCGGACGCGCAGGATGTCTTGCTTCGTTTGATCCGCGAGCTTCCCGATCACCTTCAGGAAGATGTAAAGCTGGTTCTTCGCCTTGGCTACTTTCTTGAGGGGGCCGAACAGGAGATGATACATATAGTCGCCAAACTTCTCGAACATCTCCGTTACCCCCTTTCAATCGTGACGGACACTTCGCCCAGAACGATCACCTTGTCGGTATCCAGCACAACGTCGGCGGACGGGCTTGTTACCCGTACATTTCGAACGATAGGGATGTCTTTTCGAATCCCGAAGATGATGTCCGCATGGTAGAGTTCATTCAGATTGCGCCCTTTCTGGAGTCGCAACATGTCCGTCAGGATCGCTTTTACGCGGGACTCAAGCCCCGTGGCATCCGCATCCGGCGGAATCCAGATCGTCACGGCCACATCCTGCGGAACCGTTTCGGAGGACTTCACCAGCACATCGTCATACGGCCCTTTGATCTGATTCGCGGCGGCGCTGACGGCCGCCAAAAGCCCCTCCGTCGCTTCTCCAGCCGTGCCAGTGACGATGATGTCGATGGTGCCTTGCCCTCTGGGGTGGAGGTCGTCCACACGGACGAACAGCACGCCGGGCACGGCCTCGCATACGTTCTTGTATTTGTCCGCGATGGGGAGGGTGGCCAGCTCCGCCCATGCGTTCAGCGTTCGTTCCCGCAGGCTCTCGATATCTTCGAGATCGCTGCCTTCTTGGACGATCCAATCGGATTCGTTGGTGATCCTGTCCACGCCCTCGATATGCGTCAGCGACTTTTTGATTTGACCCGGCGGAACGTTATATGTTGACCCCGGCTTTTCGGCCTCGACCAGAACCTTGAAGCTGGTGGCATTCGCGGGCATCGTGGCATTCTCCGTGACAATGAACCGAAGCTCCTCGCCCAGAATATCCGGCTCGGTCTTGAAGATATCGCCCTTCGAAATCTTGACCGCATTTCCCGGCGTATCGCGCTGAAGCGTGACGTATCCTTTGGTCTTCTGCGGCTGCTTTCGCTTCTTCGAGAAATCCGCTGCCTTAAGCTCCAGCCAGTCGCCTTCCGCATGCTGCACGAACATGTTGTTGAGCACCGTTCGCAGGAGCCTAACGAACTCGATCCGGATTTGGATGAAGATCATCATGAGCGTGTAGAAGATTCCGCCTGCTGCAAAGTTTGTAATGGCAAACCCTTCGTTCTTCAGCTCTTCCTGAATGGAACTGGCCAGTTCGTCGCGATCCGGGACGGGTAATATTTCATCCAAAATTTTCTCTTCGATCAAACCAATCTCACCTCCACCGAAACCCTGTCCAGTTCAATGTCGAGAATGGCGGTCTGATCGCTATCCGCGAATCCGAAAGAGACCTGAATGGCGATAACGTCTTCCCTTAAATCAACGGTCGTCTTAATTGTTTCGGGGTCGATCTCGGTTCGCCTTGCCAGCTTCGAACGGACTCGCTGCGCAATTTCCAGACGGAGCAACTCGTCGTCTTGCGACTGGATAAAGTCGAGCAGCGACCAGCCCCACGTTTCGTCATAAAAGACTTCGCCCTCTTGGGTCAGCGCTTCGATCCGTATGTCTTGCAGGAAGCAATCCAGCCCGGAAATAAGCAGCGCGTCGCCGTTCGCCGCTGCTGTGACTTGCCAGCTTTCGTCAAGCCGGATGTCTGTGTCCATCAATCCCGCCATATCAGATCACCTTCCCGACGATGAACAGGTTAAGCTGCCCATACAGGAGCAACGCGGCCACGATGTCGTCCGGATCGAGCGCGAGCTCCGATCTCACATTCGGGATTTCCGGGAAGCGCTCGTCCACGTTGCGGTTTGCATCGAGAATTTTGACGTTGTACACGTAGCCGCTTCCGTCGGTTCGCGCCTTCGTGATTTGCGCAAAGACCGCGCCCGGCAACTCGATGTGCGGGTACTCCTGCCGAATTTTTCGATTGACGACTGTATGCACATATTGCTCCAGCATGGGATCACCACCTTAAAAGTAAATGTTCGTTCGGATAAACCCGTTGTCGTTCGTGCGGAACACGGTTTTCTTGACCGCGAATTCCCCCGTGACTTGCGGATGGTTCACCCGGATCAGGTTGGAATGGCGGATGAAGGGAGCGGATACCGTTTCCAGTTCCCACAAACCATCTGCGCGGCGCAAAGAAATGATGTTCTCCGCGTACTCGAACGTGTAGATGTAGGATTGTTTGGGCTCCTGCCCCCAATAGAAAATTCCGTCAGCGAAGAAGAACCGCTCCTTTATCCCCCAGATCGCATGGATTGCCTCGATCACGGCGATGACGTTTTTTTGCCGGATTGGGACAACGCTCTTCTTCGGAAAAATCCTCGTCGTGAGCTGCACGTTCTGGATACCGGCTTTGTTGAGGCAGAAGGACAATATCTCCTGCGGCGTTGCATCCAGAAATGTATTCGTGATGATCGTGTCCTCCAGCAATATCATGTCGTCCTTCAGTACGATCTCGTTTTGCTCGACGCCGCTAAACGGGCTGACCACATACCCGTCAAACACCGTGACGAACTGTTCGTGATAGCCGAGCTGGATGCTTGCTTCGTCCCGGCGATTGATCGCGATTTTGTCCCTGAACTTCTCAGTGAACCGTACCTTCGCCCAATCGAAATATGAATCGGCGGAGGAATAAACTTCGATTTGGATGCCCTGTTGGAAGGCGTAGCGGCCAATCTGCGCCAGCATGTCGGGGTAGAATAGATCGACCTCCATGCTTACATCGCCTCCAGTTGCGCCATTTTGGCTTTGTAGTAAGCCGTCTTCGCGTCGTCTCTCGCCGGAGTGGCCGTTGTTTTGTCGCTCATCTTCGGTGCCGCGCCGCGCGATGTCAAATACTGCTTATAATCTGCGTTCAATTTGATGTCGCTTCCGGAAGCTTTGCGTCCGGCAGCGGCAGACTTGGTTGCCGTAATCTTCATTGGGATGTACTCCCAGAATTCGATTGTGACAGCGAGCTCGCTTTTTTTGTTCTGCTCCTTGGTCGTGAGGTTCTTGAAGATCACCTTCGAAATGCCTCGGACGGCGGTGTGCGCATGAACGAAGTCGTGCACGACCGGCTTTTGCTGACCCGGCTTCTTGAACAGGTTCTGAATGACGGCCAACTTCTCCAGCTTGGTCTGCTGCGGCCCGTCCTCCAGCACGAGCTCCAGCGTGATCTTCGCATCCTCATACCCGATGGCCTGCTTCGGCTTTTGGGTTTTGCCTTCGACTTGTTGCTCTTCCACCTGTGCGTCGGCCTTAACCTCGATACTCTTGAAGAGACCGGGGAGGACGACGCCCCCGACTTTGACTGTACTTTCGTCCACCAGTATCACGGCTCGTCCCCTCCTTATGCGGGCGACGGGGTAGCCCCGTTCGCGTTGACTTGGTCTTCGATCTCTCTCAAGAGCTTGAACAAGGTCTGCAAGTCCTTCAGGTTATTCAGGTCGATGTTCAGCACAAGCTGCTGAATGACCGTGCCGTTTTCCTTGTCTTTGGAAGAGGAGCTGTCGGTCGAGCTTTCCGAAACCGTCTCACGAAGGTTGATTTTCTTGGGCTCGCCGCCGCTTGCGGACAGTCCCATTTGCGCAAAGGCGTTCTCCGTAATCTCGCCGGGGATGTGCTGGCTTTTTTCCATCCCCGCGCCAATCGTTTCAAACACCCGTCGGCCCGAAAGCGTCAGCTCGGAGAGCGGCCCTTCCTTGGCGTCGGAGAAGGGAAGGAGGTTTCTGACTTTCTGAAGGACGCCTTTTACCGCCTCGACCGGCTTCATGGCAACGCTCTTGATGCCTTCGACCATCGTGTCGATGATTTTCGCGCCGCTCTCCCTGAACCATGCCGGAATGCCCGCGAAGAAATTTTTGATTGCGTTTATCCCGTTGACGAATGCGTCCTTGATGCGAGTCCACAGATTGGAGAAGAAGGCGACGATGGAATCCCAATGCGTGATGATGAGCAGCGGAATCCCGATGAACGGCATGAATGCGGCAATCGCGATTTGCAGCCATGTCGGCATGGACGAGAACAGATTTCGAATCCAGTCGAACCCGGCGCTGATGCCGCTCACGAAGCCGTTCCAAACGCCTTGTATCCACGAGACCACGGAGTCCCAATTCTGCCAGAGCAAAATGAGTGCGGCCACCAAAGCGACAATACCGACGACGATCCACGTGATGGGATTCGCGAGCAAAGCTGCCGTGAAGCTCCACACCGAAGCGATCAGCCCCGGCATCGCGCGCGCGGCGGTGAAGATGGCTTGCCTCGCCATGTTCGCCATGCCGACGGCGACGTTTCGCAGACTGGTGACTGCCATTCTCGCGCCGATCATCATCTGGTTGAACGCAGCCCTTACGCCGTCCCCGGCGTACATGGCCATGATTCGTATGGTCGTAATCGTGTCAGGGATGCGTCGAATTACTCCCACAAAGCCGGAAACATATCCTGCCGTCCGGGTAAATACAAGCCCAATACCGCCGATCACCGCGATTAACGATCCGCCCACCATCAAAACGGAGCCGATGACCAGCAGCACAATCATGATCGCTTTCGCGAGTTCCTGATGGCTGCCGATCCATGCGCTGATCCTGCTGATCCATTGTTCGCCTTTGGCCATAAACGAGTTGAAGGTAGGCAATAGCTGGTGCCCGAGCTCTTCGGTGACGTTGTGGAGGCGCTGCTTCAGCCGCTCGAACTTCTCTGGCTCCGTCTCGTTGATGGCCATTGCCATTTCCCGTGCAAGGGCGGTGCCTTGACCCATCGAATCGTAGATCGTCAGGATGTTCTCCTGAAGGTTGTCCACCTTGTTGTACAGCAAGTCGATGAGCGCGACCGCCTCGTCCGTCCCGAACGCTTTTTGAATCTTCAGCTTTTCGGCGGCGTCAATCGTCTCGCCGAACTTGCTGCGAAGCGTGGCTAAAATCTGCGGCATCGAGAGGAGCTGGTTGTTCGCGTCCGTGAATTTCAGTCCGAGCTCTTGCCCTGCCCGAGCCGCCGACTGGAGGAAGGCTCTATATTTCGTCCCCGCCTCGCTGCCGCTCATGGTGGCCTGAAGCATCCCGAGCACCGTGAGCTGTTCTTCGAGCGGCACATTCGCCGACGTGGCCGCCGCGCCCAAGGTGGATATGCTGTCCGCCATGCTTTTGCCAGACGCCTTGAAGACCTGAATCGATTTGGCCAGACCCGCCGACAGCATCTCTCCGAACTGAAGATCGGACAGCTCGTCGTAGTACCCTTTATAAATCCCGTACCCCGTTGCAAACAGCGACGTCATTTCGTCGATGGTTGCGCCGGTCGCCTTGGCCGTAATGCCCGCAATCTCCGTGTACTGCGCGACCCCTTCGTCCGTCAGGGAATCGATACCGCCCTTGATGTCCGTCGCCGCCCGCAGAAACTCCGATTTCGTCGTTCCGGGCCATTTATTGCTGAAGCTCGTCGCCGCATCTTCCAACGTTTTGAGGTCTTCCACGCCCATCGACTTGAGCACGCCGAGCGCCCGCTGGGTTTCGAATGTCGCTTCGACAGGGGCGAGAGCAGCCTGTGCAATCCCGGCTCCGATCCCTGCCCACGCCAGACCCGATTTCGCCATTCCGCCAAAACTTTCATTCAGCTTATCGATCCGGCTGACCGAGTTATCGACGTTCGCGTTGACGCGAGAAATCGGGCCGGACAGACGATCGATCATGCTGACGATGACGGAGAGGCGGAAAACCGATTCCAAGCCCACGCTTTCACCTCCTGTCTTTTACATAAATTTCTAATGTGCTATAGTAGAGTCAGAAGATTTTGCAAAGGAGCGATCATCATGTTCGGAATTATCATGGCTCTACTGACTTTCTTCTTCTACGTCATTTGTGCGGGCGTGGTGTTGGCCATCTTGATTTATTTGCCGCTGATGATATACGTCATTCCTTATGCGCTTTGGGTTGGATTCCAAAATCAGGTCGGCAAACATCTCGACAAGAAAAAGGAGCGATTTTGGCGCACCGTCCGGAATGCAACCAAGCTGTACGTGAGCTGGATCACGCGGAAAGAACCGTCCTTCTAGGGGGGCGGTTTTTTTATTCGCCGAACACCTTGTAGATCGCCCTCGCCACGATGTTTTCCTCCAGCTCCTGCACATATCTCGCCTTGGCGAGCGCCATCATAAACTCCTCGATATCCATGTCTCCGGGTTCCTTCTTTAGAAGAGCAGGAGGCAAAAACCGATAGATTTCCAGCGTCGCCGCTTCAAGGAAATTGGATTTTACCTCCCGGAGACAGCTCTCTAAAGTTGCCGCAAATTTACGTCCTTGCTAAGCCCCAGCATGGCCAGCAGCTTCTCGCCAAGCGAGATCGCGAGCGCCGGATATTCCTCCAGATCGTCGGAAAGCTTGCTGTATTGCTCCTCGACGACGTTGTCCAACACGAACGTTTTCAGCGCCTTCGAAGCGCTTTGGGCGGTCGTCTTGATATAGCGGTCGTAGCTGGCCACCGGCGGCTTTTTGAAGAAGTATTCGTTTTGAATGCTCGTGGAGTCGTCAGGCTCCAGCGTTACGACCACCCGGTACACCTTGCCGTACTTGGCCTTGTAGCTTTCCGCCAGTCCTTCCTTGTTCGTTTCTTTGGCCGCTTGAGTTTTCACTTCGCTCATCGTTTATCCCTCCAAAATTGTCATTTATTTTGAGAATGAACCGCATCAAAGCGGCTTAACGCCGTCTCGCTCGATGCCGCCCACGATGATGAAATCCAGATCGATCTTGAGCGATTTGTCGCCTTGCGCATTCTTGTGGCTCGCCTTCGTAAACGTGACGGTGTTCAGCACGTCCGTTTTCGTTTTCTCCGCGCCGTTCGCGTAGCTGACAACGATCTTCGGGATGACCAGCTTGTACAGCCCGATACCCTGCTGCTTGCAGTAGGCGATCAGATCGTCGAAGTCGTCCCGAAGGAGGGAGAGCTTGCCTTCGGACTTGTAGTTCCCTTCGCCGTACCCGCGCGGGCGTTGCCCTTTGCCGTAGACGACTTCTTTTTCCAGCTCGTCGTCGTAGGAGATTTCCTGCACTTCGAGAACGAGCCCCGGAATCTGGACGTTCACGTCGCCCCAGTCGTAGGCTCTGCCGTTTATGATCATGCGTCATCACCCTCTCCTGAATGGATTTTCCATGCCGAGGTCGATCTCGATTTCGCGAACGTAGCCGACCGGCACGAAGCGGATCACGACCCGCAATTTTTCGGAGACCAAAATGTCCTGATCTTCCGGCACTTCGATGCGGGCCGAAGAGATTTCTTTCGCCCGAACCATATCGTCGAGCGGAATTTCGATGAACTTGGCGATGGCTTCAAGGCTGCCCTGCAAATCCTCCATATCGACCATGCTCTGGAGCTGCTTCAGCGCCTCTTTGCGCGTTTCCCGGATGATTTTGTTTTTCACCCGGACGTTCTCCGCGTAACGGTAGTCCGAGCCATCCGGGGCCATCATGCGGGCGTTGGTGACGTAAAATCCGCTCAGCCCCTCGTATTGGCGGAAGGTGAGGTATTTCTCGTCATCCAGCGCACCGATGTAATCTTCGATGCCCTCCGGAAGCAGCTTGAGCATTTTGGTCTCAGGGATGCTGAAGGACTTCGTTTCCCCGATGGACTGCTGGACAAGGGCTCTCGCGTACAAACCGCAGACGATACCGGCGTTGTTGATCTCGGCCACGCGACCGTCCATCCGCTTGTACTGCGACCACGAGGCGACGATCTGCACGTCGGTATGGTCGATGCCACGCCGATCCGCCGCAAGCCGGTTGTAGAAGTCGTTTAGCGTTTCGCTGTCAGCCTTGCGGGTTGCTTCCATCACGACAAACAGCGGCTTCTTGTACACCTCGAAAAACGCCGTGACTTCTTCTGCGACCGCAACCCACAGAGGCCGGGCGGATTCGCCGACGATGTGGACGAACTCGAAGGGGATGACGGCATTGCGCAGCTTGGCCAGCGCATCGAGCACGTCCTGATTCGAAAGTTGCGGGGCGGTCGTTTTCACCGTGTACTGATCGCCCACCTTGAACGAATCCGACGGGTTGTCAATGGCTTCGCTGAACGTGAGCGTGACGCCGGTGTTCGGGATGACGAGCTCGCCGGTCGGCGACAATGTGAGCTCTCCAGAGAAAGAGTTCCCGCCATCGATGGAATATTGCAGCGTCGCCTGATTGAAGCCGCCTGCGCCGGTGAACACCACCACCACATCATAGGCATTGTTCGGGATTCCGTTTGCCGTGCAGCTTCCCGTTCCGCCGCCTTCCTTGTTTACCGTGCCAATCGTTCCCGCCACGGACGGTTGAACGGGGAGGCAGTACAATTTGCCCGAACCGTTTTCGACGCTGTCCATGACGGCATCCGCGAGCGGGCTGTATCCGAGCAGCTCCTTGATTTTCTGGTGGCTCATGCTGCCCGTGATCAGGATCGGGGAGGTTGAGGCGACGGGGGAGGCCCCGATCTTCACGTGAACCCCTTCGCCCTTAGCCGTCTGAACACCCAGCCCGCCATCGGAAACGATGGTCTTCACGTCCCTAAGCATCGGATTTCACCTTCTTTCCGCTGACCGGGCTGCCGAGAAACTCAGCGACCGCCCGGATATATTCGTTTTCTTCCACGTGTTTTCCCGGCTTCCAGCCTTTTGCGGCCAGCACGCCGCGAAAGACCGCAACGGGTGTTTTGTGCCGGGATTGCAGCTCTTCAATGGGCACGAGCTGCGGCGCGCCCGTTGTTTCTGCTTGCGTCTTAGCCATGTTCTTCCTCCTTTTCGATCTGGACTTCCGCGTCCAGTTCGCTGATCTTGGCGAAATCGCTGTCGCGGTACAGGCCGCCCAAAAACTTGACCTTGAGCTGAACCGCGATCTTCGACTTCAAAATGCTGTCCTCCTCATCCACCCAGTCCGCTTCGCCCGGTTCGATCTCCGTGAAATTCCCGTCGATGTAGATGCCGCGGTCGAGCGAAAGCATGAAGTTTTCGAAGATGCGCTCGCAGGCTTCCTGCTCGTATTCGCCGATCACGACGACGAAGGAGGTCTCGCGCGCGAACTGCTTGCGGCGCTTGTGTTTCCCTGTTTCGTCGTAATAGATTCGCTTCCCGAACTCGCGGATGAAGCTGTCGCCTTCGAAGAGAACAGCGCCGATGTGACTCTCCTGCGATGCCTTCAGCTTCTTCATGCTGGTGTGGACGGTGGACTTGATGCCCGCTTGCCGCAATTTGCCGACCAGATACTCTCTGCACGTTCCGATCATGCGTCATTCCTCCAGCGCCTTTTCCAGCGTGCTTTTGATTTCGAGCATGTCCTCCTCGCTGATCCCGAGGTACGGTCGCGCCGGAATCTTGATATTGACCCTGACCATCTTCTTGCGTATCCAGCGGTCGCCGATTTTGAAGACGAGCCCTTTCGGCGTTCTGGCCCTGATCGTGACCATTCGGCCTTTCTCGCCAAACTGATGTGTCCGGGCATAGACAAGATTCGTCCCGATGGCAAAGCCCGACGCATTGGCTTCGGACTTGATCGAATTCTTAAGCCTCGCGCTGTCCGTCAGCGTCTGACCGCCCGTCTGCGAGGCGCGGATGGACTTCGGCCACGGTTTGCCTTCCGGGTCTTTTTCGGTCTTAAACCTCTCTTTCGTAGACGTTCGGAGCGATTCGGCGAGCGCCAGACTCACGCCCTTCAAGTCCACATTCTCCAATTGATTCAGGCGTTTCCGCAGCCGCCTGATATCGCCTTCCAGCCGTATGCTCGTCGTTGCCATCGCCGTCACATCCCTTGCAGGCTGTTGCGCGAGAAGCGCCGGGAAGCGGAGTCAAGCGCAAAACCTTTTGCGGCCTTCTGCGTGTTATCCGTGATCCCGAGGTCGATGATGCCCTTGGCCACGTTCTCAAAGAAGCGGACGGCAGCGTTGTAGCGGTTCAGGTAGTTTTTTTCCTCCTTGCTCTCATCGATGCCGATCCGGCTGAACAGGTTGTAGACGGCGATATCCTTGGCGAATTTGTTGATCGCCTTCGGAACGGGGGAGAGGGGGACGGGGTATCTTTTGGCCAGATACCCGTCGATTTCCCCGCACGCGTCCGCGATGGCTTCCGCAATGATCGGAGCGATCTTCGCCTCGCGCTCCGCTTCGTCTTCGATATAGCGGTCGCCGATGAGCGCGTTCAGCGCGTCATCCTTGATCATGCTCCGGACTTCCTCCGTGGTGCAGTACATGCGCACCACGTCCTTACGCTTCTTCGCCGGTGCTGCCGTAGGCCATCTGCCAGAAGCCATACCCGGCATTCGCGCGCCCGTCCACGCCGTACAAATACTGCTTACGCATGAAGACGTTGTTGTCCGTTTCGGTATCGAGCGCCACGAATTTCGGCGTTTTGCGCTCCTGATAGATGAGCGGGAGCAGAGCCTTGGTCGTGCAGAGCAGATACCAAGCGGAATCCGCCCCGGCCAGATCGGGCACGACGAGCAGCTCGGCGGTGTCTTTGTAGATGTTGGTGGAACCGTCGATCATTTCCGCCTTCAGGATTTTGCGGCCAACATCTTCGAGCGCGGGCGGTACGACGAGCAGGTTCGGGACGAGCTTCAGGCTTTTGCCGTTTTCATCGACGAGCGACATCATGGCGCTGCGGGCTGCCGCATAGCTTTCCGGGGAAAGCCGTTTGGTGCTCTTGTTGCTAACCGTCTTTTTACCGACTTTGTGGTCGGTGGAGAAGAACGGTTTCCCGTCATAGCACGTATTGACGAAGCCGTCTTTCAGAAGCTGGAACACAAGTTCGTCCGGAAACTGCGCCGCGCTTTGCGCGATGTCCTGAATGACCGGGGTGTACAGACCGATGCGGTCATCTTCGATGTCGTTGCGATCCACGCCAATCGTGAGCTCGAAGTCCTTGTTCTTGATCGTGTAGTCCGATGCGGACAGGTTTTGCACTTCGCGGTCGCCGATCCATTCGCGCATGCGCGGGATGCGGCCCAGCCACTTGTAGTTCTCTTCGCCGTTTTCGCTCGTGACCTTCGTGGCCACTTTGTTCCAAAGGGTCGGCGTCGTATCGAACGCCTTGGAGAAAATCGTTTTGAAGCCCGTGTACAGGCCGCGAAGCGCTTGCTGGTTGATGATCATGTGTCAGTTCCTCCTTTACAGCGTTTCGACGATGACTTGGTCGCCGTCGATGCCAATGATTTTTCCTGCAACGCTGGAGTCTGTCTCCGTGATCGTGACCGATTCGTCATCGTTCATGTAGCACGGTTTCAGCACGTCCCGCTCGGTCACGGGGCCGCTCGCCGCATTGTTCCATTTGAACACGCCCCGGCGAACGACGATCCGGATGTCGCCGTCTTCTCCTTGCGTGTTATCCGCGAATTGCTCCGCCCGGCCAGCCGCCAAAAGTCCCGGCGCTTTGGTCGCGGGGATCGCGAAGCCATCCGCATCGACGGCAACGAATGCGCCTTCGAAAATTTTCACGCCGCCTTTGACGGGCAGCACCAGCGTCTTTCCGTCTGCCAGTTCGGTTGTGTTGCGTCCTTGCGTCAACATGGATTACACGTCCTTTCCGTATTTTTCGAGGTCTTCGCTCGTAACGCCGAGCATCTTGCAGATGGTCATCGTCATTTCGTCCTGCTTGGCCGACGCTTGCGACTTGTTGTCGATCTCCAGTTCACCGACCGGCACGACTTGCGGCGCTTTCTCGACGAACTTCTGGAAGCCGGACGGGTCTTTCAGCGCGTATTCTTCCGCCCATGCTTTTTGCGCGGCTGAAATCTTGCCTTCCTTCAGCGCCTTTGCGACCAGGTTGTCGGCATCCATTTTGTCGAGGCGCGCCTTGAGCGCGGCGAACTCGCTTGCGGGCACGAACCCGGTCGGGTTCTTCAGCGCCATGATGGCCGCCGCCACGTCTTCCGTTTTGGCGTTTTCGGGAACGCCGAGCAAAGACAGGATCGTTTTGTTGGCCACGACCTCTTGTTCTCCGCCGCCGTCGTCCTTCTTTCCGCCGCCGAGCGCCTCTTGCAGCGCCTTCATGATGTCATCTTGCGTTGCCGTTTCCGGCAGCCCCAGCAGGGCCGCCAACTTCTTCAAAAACTCTTCCATGTCGTTTTCTCCTCCTTCGGAAGTGTTGATATCCAACGAATTGATGATCGGGAACATCCCGTCGATGGCCGGGGTGTTGGTCAGCGCGACCGAGTGCAGAACGACCGCTTTCTGATCGGATTTCCGCACGAGCACGACGGGCGAGAGATACCGGTATTCCTTGTTCTTCAGATACTCCGCCGCCCTCGGCGTCCATTCGACTTTCGCGGCGATGGCGTCATCTTCGAGCAAGAGCTCCTTGATCCAACCGCCAGCCGGAGCCTGAACATCGGCGAGCGTCTGATGTTCGTAGTCGATCACCACGTCAACCCCTCGTTCTTCAAACGCCTTTTTCATGGCGGCGAAGCTTTCGCTATCGACGACAAAATTGCCTTTTTGGCTCTTTACAAGCCCAAGCGGTATGATCTTGATCTTGTCCGGCACCCCTTCAATTTGAGTGGCCGGGGATTGGCAGGCAATCAGCTTCGCCATCTTGTCACCTCCTTCCGGAAGCTTTATCGCGTCGCCAGACCCCGTTAAAACGCGTTATAACGGGGGGATAATTTGAATCAGGAGCATTTATACCCCGGAACACGCAAAAACGATTCTAGGGCGTTTTAGAGGCCCGCTCCCTTTGCCGCCTTTCATACGCTTTTCGAAGGGCGGGAGGGTAATCTTTCAGATCAGGCTTGAACGCGTTCTTGGCCGGATTGGTCGCGAACTGCGGGTCAGGCAGAATGTTGACGAACCGACCATTTACTTCCGCCGCCACCGGCGGCTCCGTTTCCACTTTCAGGCCACGCTCCCGAACCTGCCTTTCCGACAGGGTGACGACGCTGCACCGGCAGCGAAAGCCGTTGGGCGGATACCACGTGTTCCAGATCGGATCGTCCGCCCGGAATACCCGGCCATCCATCGCCAGATGCGAAGGCCGCGTCCTCTGATCGTTGACCGCGTCATACATCCAATAAGGCCGCAGCTTCATGACCTCGGGTGACGTCATCTGCTTGTAGTGGCCGACCTGATACGCCGTCTGCACGTTCGTCCGGAAGATGTTGTCCGCCTGAAAGTTCGTCAGCCCCGTATAGCCCCGTCGTTCCAAGAAGTCGTTCATGCTCTCCTTGAACTCTTTCAGCGTCAGCCCGTCCTCGATGGCCTTTAGCAACTCGTCGTGAAACTTTTTCAAAATCTGAATCTTGGTGTATCCGGATACCGTGAAGGCATGGCTTTTGTACTCTTCCGCGAGCTTCTGGAACTCGCTCGCCGTGACCGGCAACTTGTCGCCGAAATACTTCACCGCCTCCTCGAAGACGATCTCTTTGTCCGTCAGCAGATCAAACAGATCGTTCATTTTCCTTCACCCTTCCAAGCAAGTCCGCCCAGAACAGCGACTTTTGCAGCAGATCGTCGAGCGCCTCATTATCCATCTGGCTGTACAGCTCCGCGACGAAAGAGTCGTCCGACAGCTTGTCCTTCAGCTCCTCCAGACTGTCCGTTTTGTCAAGCAACTTGAGAACAGGGGAGAAGATTTCCGCGAACAGCTTGCCGCTTTTCCGGATCGCCGCATCGGCCAGCTTGTCCACATTCTCCTGCGTGCCGAGCTTCTCGTCGCCTGCTTTGTTGGCGATGAGCAGGGAGGACGGTTCGGCTTTCAGCGGCAGCGCGGAAGGGGTGGGCGGTGCCGCCACTTCTTCGCCCGCCTCCGGTTTGGGAATCGAGAACTTCTTGTACAGGTGGCTCGTCGGGATTTTGAGCCCGATTTCGCAGATCAGCTTCGTGTAGATTTCCGCTGCTTCTTTTAAGTCGCCCGCCTCTTCGCAATCAAAGCGGAGGTAGGGGATGCGGCGGTCATCTCCGAAGTTGAAGTACACGAGCGGACGAATCAGATCGCGCCGCAGCGTCGCCGCCAGCGCCTTGCAATCGGCGACCGTCAGATCGTGGCGTACTTCGTTGTGCGTCTTCGATTGCGCGTAACTGCCGCCGCCGGAGTCGCTTGTGAGCGTCTGGCCGAGTATCGCCTTCGAGATTTGTTCGTCGCAGTATCTGGCCAGCGACTCGTAGACGTTGATGCTCGTGGCCTTGTTCGACTCCTTGAAGTCGATCTCCGTGCCTTCCGGAATGATGCCTGCCGCGTCGCTGCCGATCTGCACAAGCGCCCGCATGAGCGCCGCCTTGTCCTCCTCGGATGCCGACGGGTTGTATTTGCCGAGCCTAAGCGGCATCCCGAACACTTCGCAGAAGCTGACCCAATCCTTCAGGTCGTAGTTTTTGAACAGATACATCCATGCGACGACGCGCAGGACGCCCGCCCGAGAGGGATGGCCCGACCTTGCCTTGTAGCGGTGGATGATGAACTTGTTTTCCGGCAGCTCGATCCCTTGCGGGAACTCCAGCGTCTGCACCTTGAGCGTGTCCGTGTTGTCCCAGAAGAATTTCTTCTGATGCCTCCACTTGATGTCCTTAATCGTGGAGTGGCCCTCGGAGTAATCCCAGATGATCTCGCTGAAGGCGATGCCTTTGCCAATCGCGTCCAGCAAGTCCATGAACACATCCTCGATGCTTTCCAACCCTTCGATTTCTTGCCGGACGAACTCGGCGATCTCCTTGTCTCGCGCATCGTCCGAAAACGGGATGATCTCGAAGTCAAGCCCCGTCACCGCATTCTTTCGGGTCTGGAGTTGAGAGAACAGATGCGGGTCTTTTTCCTCCATTTCCTCGAACAGCTCCATCTGCCGCATCACATCGCCCGCGTCCGCCTCCCGGAAAATTTGCGCGAGCCGCTGCGGGGTGAGGCCGTTCGAAGGATAGCTCGAATATTTGTCATGCACTTGCGCGACAGCGATCTCCAGAAGGTTCGGTTTGCGTGGACTGTTTCGTTTGGCCAATCGGTTTCACCCCCTCCTTTAGTAGCCGCCGCGCCGGAACTTTAGCGCCCGGCTGATCACCGATTTGTATTCCGTCCGGTTCGTCGTCTTGATGTCGAGCGCCAACCGCACGGCCATTTCCAAGGCGTCCGGGCCGTCGTCGTTGCGGCCCATCGGGTACTCCTTCATCTGCTGGAGCAGCGTCTTGTGGCGGCGGCTGAACTTCAGGTATCGGTTTTTGACGAACGGTTGCAAGGAGCTGATCCGGACGTCCTTGTTCTGCACGCTGCTGATCTCCACGATGGGGAGGTACTCGCCCGCCTCGGCGCTTTTCTTGGCCATCACGTCCTTGAAGTAGTGCTGAAACTGCACCGTCTCGACGCCGAACTTCATGAGCGGCTTCTTAAAGTCACGCCGCAGCCGCTTGTTCATCTCGATGGCGTCGTCGATGATCACGTCCGGATGCCGCTTTTCGATTGAGGCTTCCAGCACGTACATGTAGCCGCTGACCGTATCCTTGGCGATCACGATGATCGAGGACGTGTCGCTCTTCTTGTTCTTGCCGAGCGATGGGTCGTTTGCCCCCACAAACACGAATTTGCTGGCCGAAAAATCGATTGACGGATCGTCGTCGTAGAAGTCGAACCATTCCTCGTTGAACGTGCAGGAGTCCGGGTCAATCGGGTCGTTCTGGATCTCCGAATTGAACGATGCCTCGCCCTCGGAAATGCGGATCACCATCAGGTCGTAATAGGAGAGCTTCGCTTCCCAAAGGACTTCCGTGCCCTCCAGCATGTCGGCCTTGTTGTCCTCGAAGAACGCCCTCGCTTCCTCCTGCCGGTGCGGATTGTCCAGATCGGTATAGATCGCTTCCCATGCGTCCCAAAGCGCCTGATTCTTCGCGAAGCTGATGACGCCGCGATACTTGACCGAATGGTATTCCGGATTCTTCAGCACCTTGGAGAGTAGGGAGTCGTAGTGCAGGATAGTCCCGATATACACGATGTCCGTGTACGTGTCGCCCGCCTTTGAAACCGCCTTGTAAAACCAACTCTCCAGTTTCTTGCGCTGTTCCAACGTGTTGACGTTCTCGTCGTTTTCCACGTCGTCGAGCACGATCAGATCGGGCCGCCAGTTGCGATGCCGCCGTCCGCGAATCTTCTTGCCGCTGCCGATGGCTTCGACCTTGATGTCGGTCGAGGTCAGGATGACGCTGCTTTTCCAAACCTTGCCCTTCAAATTGCCGAAGTCCTCGCGGATCGCCGCGTTTTCCTCAAGCTCTGTCTTAATGTCGGTGAGAAATCCCTCAGCCTGCTCGGAACTGTCCGAGAGGATGATCGGATAGTGCTTGTATCCGTAGACGATGGCGTGCAGCGTGTCCTTGAAGGTGAAGTTCGTAGACTTGGCATGCCCACGAGGCGCTGCCGCTGCCCGACGGCACCCTTTGGCGCGCGAAATCCGAAGCTGGTCGGTAAGCGGGTTCAGCCCTTTCATGACGCCTTTCGTCCAGATCGCGTCGAGCTCTTCGTGGAACTTCGGCGATTCCCGCACGAAATAGTGGGGGAGATACGCCCGCCCGAAGTAGCCGAGGTCGATGGCAGCGAGCCGCTTCCGCAAGCCGCGCGATCCCGTCAGCTCCGCGCCGCTTTTGTATTCCTTCCAGAGCTGTCTGCGCAGGTCGCCGTGTTCTTCGTTGCGCAGGCAGTACGCTTCGAACAACTCTTTTTGGAACTGGGCTGATTCCTTTTCCTCGCGGCCAATATCCTCGTCGAGCTGCCGAATGTACTCGTCGAGCTTAATCATCGGCCATCATCTTTTCCTTGGCTTTGGAGAGCACGGCCTTCAGCTCGGCGGCAAGCTGCGGGTCGGACTTAATCGCGGCCATCAGATCGGCTTCCATGCCCGCGAAAGCCAGTTCGATCTTCTTCTGCATCTCCTGCCGGACGCGATCTTTGTACACCTTCGTCCGGGAGAGGGCGACCATGACGCGCGCCGCTTTATCGAGCGGCATCTCGTCCCACTCTTCTTGCGCTTGGGCCAGCTTTTTTGTCAGCTCTCCGGCCATGATCTGAAGCCCGCCTTCGGTGTAGTCCGCATCCGGGTTCTTCTTGATCAGCTCGATGAGCGCCTTGGTTTGCTCTTGCGCCTCCAGAAGCCGCTGCGTCGCTCGGCCCACGCGAAGCGCATATCGCCCGATGGCGCTCTTGGAAACGAGGAAACCCTGTTCGTACAGGTATTCCGAAATTTCCTGATACGTGTTTCGGGTATCCGCCAACATCGCGTCCACTTGGTCTTTGATGTGAAGGGGCAGATCGTCCACTTTCGAACGTGTGCGGCGTCGTTTGTCCGCCATCAGATGTCCACTCCCGGATCGTCAGGGCGTGACCCTTCGATCAAGTCCACACCGTCCACGGTCAAGCGGATCGCCGCGTCATTGGCATACGCGTTGTAGCTGTTCACTTTCTTGTTGGTGAATTCGATGTACCCCTTGTTCACGAGGTAATCCAAGTGCTTCGAGATGTCCGGCGAAACGATGATCCCGTCGGAAATCATCACGTTCACGAGCTGGCGGCAAAGCAGCGTGTTGTTGAACCCCTTGGCCAGCGAGCGCAAAATGTACCCGCGAACGGCCTTGTTGTGGGCGATGTCCCTATCGTCCATAACCCGATCCTCCTTTCAGCAGCCCGTCGTAAATTTTGTCCAGCTTGTTGTCAACGTTGTTGAGCGCACGGATGAAGTCTTCCCGCGTCACGTAAATGAACGGGAGGTCAGAGCGCAAGTCTTCGAGCTCTTTCTTCAACTCGATGAGCTTTTGCTCCATCTTCTCTTCCGTCTGATCGACGCGCTGGCTGTTCATCCGGATTTGTTCCTTCATTTCGGTGATGGTCGTTTTCAGGAAGTACCCGATCACGCCGATCCCGAGCATGGTGGCCGTTTGAATGATCCAGGACAGTTCCAAGCTAGATGGCCTCCTTTAGCTCCAAAACCTTGGCTTCGATGGTGTTGCGGATATACGTGTCCAGATCGCCGAGCGTACCCTGTAGCGCTTGGAGATATTCCGGTTCCAGCGTCTGCACGATCTCGTTGTAGGCTTGTTTCGCGAGCTGCTTCAGTTCCTCGCGGCTCGCTTTGCCACCCTTGACCGCCTCGCGCAGCTCCTTGGCCGTCGTCTGCTCAATGGCGCGCACCGTCTTGGTGGCCACATCGTCCAGCCGTTTAATCGCCATCAGCACCAGATTCCGCTGCTCGTCGCTTTTGATCTGCTCCGCCTCGGCTTGCACCTTAGCGATGCCCTTGCGAATGAAAAAGAGCGCGTAGGTGCCCATCAGCGTAATGACAGCCACCGAAAGACTGTGCAGGACGTCTTGAAGGGTTTCTTGCATGGTTATTCCTCCTTCGCTTTGGCAAAATAAAAAAGCTACCTGTGCAGGCGTATCGCCTATCTACAGGTAGCTTATACCAGCTTTCGCGATTGATTTAGTTGGAGGAGTCCACGACAACGGCCCTTCAGAACAGGGTAAGCTGTCGGTCGTCCTCCTCGGGCACCGGCTTCAACCCCTCGCAAATTTCCCGGATCGTCCGCTCGTTGAGCGCGTACTTCTTTGCCAGTTCATGATGATTACGACCGTCGTACTCTTCGCGGATTTTCTTGTCGCGCACGGGGCGCAAGAAGAAGGAAGGGGCTGGGATGTAGAACTCATCGCCGTGGACGTATTCGGCCAGCTTCAGCAGATTGTCTATGCCAATCAGCTCGGCGATGGGTCGATATCGCTCCGGTATCATCTCCATCGTCAGTTCTTTTGCCAGATGGTTCACGGCGTCACCCCCAATTATAACCTGAACGTCAAACGATTGAATAGCCCTGCGGGCTTAGGACTGGACGGGAATCCCTGCCGCCTTGCGGACTTCGTTGGCCAGACGGTGGAACTCATCCCGCGCTTCCTTCGATTCGGTGGCCTTCCAAGCGGCACCGAGGAAGGCGATGATCTTTTCGGCGTCTTCCGGTTTCATCTTCGGTTTCACCCCCCAAAATCCTTCATTTCCATAGGATTCGTTCAAGTCCAACGCGAGGTTGATGCCCGGCAGCCTCGTGTCGTTCTTGTGCTGCCAGATGTTTGCGTGCTGGCTGCGCTTGCCACGACTCCATGCGTAGGTCTGCCAAAAATGCTGCGCCGCTCCGCGCCGGGCCATTTCTTCGATGACGGCGTAGGAGCCGTAGACGCCGACCGCGTAGCCTTTCACTTTCTTTGCCGCCGCCCGCAAATACTGTTCGATGGCGTTGAAGTCCTTCGGCTGCGCGTCGTAGTCAACGGCAAAATAAATCGCGCTGCCGGGCGGCTGGCCAATCAGCACGGCCTCGTTGTACGCTTCTTGGCCGTCTACTTCTCCGGCGGCTGCGCCGCCAGCAGGGCGCGAGGCGGTAGTTTCGAAGACGGAGCCGATCTGCATGCCCGCCGCCTTGATGCACTCGACTTCCGCTTTCGTCAGGCGCTTCCATGCGTAGCGTTGCGGGACGAGGTACCGGATGACGAACTCGTATCCCGCCGCCGCGATCTGCTTGGCGAGCTGGGCGGTGAGGGGAGTGGCGCAATCAATCCCTTTCATCGCGTCCTTCATCCTCCTTTCCGATGGGTGTAACGATGGCTCCTTCATGGCCGCAATCTTCGCAAACGAATTTGCCGACGCCTTTCTCGAAGGAGCCCACGAATCGTTGATCGCCATAACACTTCGGGCAGATATCCATGTTCATGCTCCTTTCGGTTCAAATTTGATTTCAAGACGGCGAGCCGCCTCATCGTATTGGATTGACTCGATCACCCGGTCGCCCTCGCGCTCAAGCTGAAGGTACAGGCTCCGCAGGCTCACCGCCGCCGAGGAGGCGGTCAGGTGCGCGCTGGGGAAGAGGACAAAGCAGAGGTTGGGGTTTTTCGGTGTGGCGAGGAGGTTCGGTTCGGTCTTCGTTTTCTTCGTGGCCATCAGTCGACCACCAACTCGATGCTTTTGTTGTTCTTGATCAAATGATTCTTCAGCGAGCGGAAGGAAGTCCAGAATGGTTCGTAATACACGTATTTGTTCTTGGCCTGCATTTCTCTGAACATGCGTTTGGAGATTTTCTTGATGTTGGCCATGTCCTTTCTGGAGTAAAAGCTTCTGCTTTTCGGGCAAAAGAATCGGCGTCGCTCCTCGCAATCTTCGATCAACCATTTGCCGTCGATCTTCCCGTTGATATAAACGGCAATCGCGTTGGTGAATTGTCCGGTGCGCTGGAGTATGAGCGTCAGCTCGTATCCGTCGCAAACGAGCTTCACCGGGTCATAAAATCCTTTCAGCCTTCGCTCGATGTCTTTCCAGTCCTGCGCAGATACAGCACGCGTCACGCGCTGCTTTTCAGCCGTTTCCATTCAAATTTCAATCCCCCTTTACTCCCAAATGCGATAAAGCAATTTCGATATGTTCGAGAGCGAGGCTTGTTGCCGCGATGTCCTCCGGATCGCGCTCGTTCGCAATCAGGTACATCCGCGCCGTCTCGGCTTGCTCCCGCGCCTTGTTGAGCGTTTTGATCAGACTGTTCCTGCGGCTCTGGTCATGCTTGTTCACCCGCACCCCTCCTTAGATGTTTTTGTCAGCGATTTTGAGAACGCGCGGGCAACCTCTTTGCCTTGTTTGGTCGAGAGTACGATCACATAGCAGCGCAGATCGCTGTTCCAGCGGATGGTATTGCGCCCTCGTCCGAGACGGTCACACAGCTTATGGAGGTTCCGGGCGCGTTCGGCTGATACGTAAACATTGCCCCTTGTATCTTGAAAGACCGTGAGTCCTTTCATGCCATCAGCCCCCGAAACCGGTAGTCCAGCGCCAGCGGGTCTTCGCCTTCGCGCAGGAGCAAATTGCCGAGATACATTTTGCCCTTCGGACTGCGCGTCCGCTCGAACAGTCGGCCCGCCGTCGCTTTGGAGAGGAAGCCGATCAGCTCTGCGTAATATTCGCTCGTGTACACGATGGGGAGCTGCTTGCGGTACCGATAGTCGACGATCCCGTAAAATTCCTTCACCCATGTGTCCTTCTGGCTCTCCTTGCAGATGTCATCCACGACGAGCAGCTCGCAGTTGTAAATGCGCTGGCGAATTTCCTCGACCTTGTACGCGCCGTCCGGATCGTTGTAATGCGCAAACCATTCGGTGAAGCTCTGCACCCAGTTGAAGAAGAGCGGGTAGACGCCGTATTGGATCAGCGGGGCGACGGCTGCCGTGATCAGATGCGTCTTGCCCGAGCCGCTCGTGCCGAGCAGCCCGAACCACGGCACGCCGCGCAAGTCCTTGCCGCTCTTCACGCGGGCGACGAGACCGTCGGAATATTCCTTGGCCAACTCATACGCCGCCACGACGCGCGGATCGAGGCCGTCGAGACAAAAGTTGTCGAACGTCTTGTGCATCGCGTCCTCGCTCATGTTCGTGGATTTGAGCATACGCTTCAGCTTCTTGCGTTCGAAGCATTCGCAGCGGTACGCGATGTTGCGATCCGGGTCGAAGATGACGCCGTCGTCCCGGCACTTCGGGCATTCATAGACCTTGGAGTCTTCGGCGGAAGGCTGCTTCGGCGCTGATGTCGCGTTTGCCCGCGCTGCTTGCAGCCGTTCCATCATGCCGGACAGCGCTTCTTTCATTCCCTGCATAAGCCGACCCTCCTTTCAGGTTGCGAAGGATGCCGCGTGTGTAGTTCTCCTTGATGTTCGGGTGCTTTTGCATATGGATGCGGAGTGCCCGAACGACCAGCTCCGGGTCGTACTTCGCCCAGTATTCCATTTCCCTGCGCTTGATGCCGTCCGAGATTTTGCCCGTGGAACGGGTAAAGCGCACGGTTTCCCAATACGCTTCGATAACTTTTTGCTGTTCCGGCGTGTATCGGTCAAGCAAGTTTGGCACTTGGGTTATCCTCCTTTCGCATCGCGTTGATCGTTCAGTTTCCATAAGTACAGCCGGGAAAACAACTCCATTTCCCGCGTCCATCTGGCCGCTGAAATATCCTTTAGCCGTTCGTATACATCGCGGTAATCGATCACGTTGTTGTGCTGCTTATCCATGACGGCGACGCTCCGACCGCAGGACGCCTTTCAGCGATTCGATCAGCGCCCCGGCTTGATTGAACGTGAGCCATTCCAGACGGACGATTCCGCCGCAGTATTTGTCCATAAACGCCTGAAGGCGCTTCGGGTTGTCAGTCCAGCCCAATTCGCGTTCCAGAGCGCGTATCTTATGAATCTGCCCCGGCGTCGCCATGCCGGGGCGGCGGATCGTCGCGGCTCGCGTCGGCTGCTTGCCGCCGGTCAAGTGGTCAATCACATTCGCGGCCTGCTGCGAGGAAAGCGCCTTGATGCTGTCCGAGCCGGTCACAGCGTGAACCAGCTCGTGCAGCGTTTCGTTATCCATCTGGCGTTCCCGCGCCAGCGCGTAAATCTTCTTGATCTGCGGGTAGGTGATGCCCTTCATGGCGGCCACCTACAGATCGGCGAGTTTCTCGCGGTCTACCTCGTACCAAAACGTATCCTCGACCGTGAGCGACGCCCCGACCTTCAGGATGTCGTTTTCCGGATACTTCTTCAGGTTGTCCTTGTCGATCTTCTCCGGCGGCTGGATGATGCAGTCCGTCATACCAAACTCCTTGAGGCGGCGGATGACTTCCGCGAGCTTGGCCGCCGCGCGCGGCAGCACGATCTTCGTGCTCTTGCGGAAGCCCGTCCGCCCGAAATTAATCTCTTTCGTCTTCTTGTTGCCGAGATCGTCGCGATTCGCTTCTACGAATGCCTTCATCTGGAGCTCCAGCAGCTTGATGCGTTCCTTGTGCGGCTTCGCGCTCATTTCGGCGGCGAGCTTGATGTCCGAGATTTGGGCGTTCATTTCCGCCTCGATGCGCTCGATGGCGAGCTGGCACTCGCCGATCTCCTTCAGCGTCAAATCCACGTCGTCCCAGCTTTTGAGTGCCGGTTGATCCGGTATGCGTACTCTTGCCATGGGGAAATTCCTCCTTATTCAAAATTCGCGAATGCGCCGGGGTCTTCCGTGCCTTGCGAGACCGGGCGACCGTCCCGGCAGAGAACGGTGATCCCGCGCGTGTGATACAAATCGTTTGCCTCGCCGATGGTCATCCGTCCGAGTCGATCCAGCTCCTCGCGCGGCATGATCTGGTCGCAGACGGCGGTGTAAGGCGTGCGCTCCAGCGCGCGGCAAACTTCCTGCTCGCTGATTCCGGCGGTGATCGCCGCGAACCGCACCGGCGCAGGAAAATGCTTGACGTGCGCAAGGAAGACGTACAGGCGGCTGATGCCGCTTTCGTAATACGGGCTGATCATGGCCATGTGGCATTCCTCCTTATAACATCATCATGTTGCTGGCTTTGGCGATCAGGTCGGCGGTGATGACGGTCGTGCTTCCCGCGCCTTCGCCAAGGACTTTCAATCGGCGCAGGACGTTGTTCAACGTGCGATCCAAGAGACGGAAGCAGCCGTTTTTCGGGTTGGTGGCGCGGACGATCATTTCCTGAATCGCTTCTTCGTCAAAGTTGTAACTCGCGAGGAACCGGCGAACCTCGTCCGGCGTCAGCCCTTTGAGCGATACGTAGAAATCGACCCGGTTCGCAAAGCGTGTGATGTAGCTTTTGATCTGCGCTTCCAGCTTCGGTTCCCCGGCGATGATCAGCCCGACGTCGGACTGGTCGAAGATGGAGCGAAGGATTTCCATCTTCTTCTGGCTGTACTTGCTGACGAGCTTGTCCGCTTCGTCGATGATGAGCAAATACCCCGGATTCACGTTGAAGAACTCGCGGATGCCGTTTACGCGCTCCCAGATCGTGCCGTAGCTGATCGGAAGGCCCAGCGCCTTCTCGATGGCCTTGACCAGATCGCGCTGCCCCATCGTGTCGTCGCATTCGATGTACGCGACTTTCGGCAGCTTGGCATAATACTTGAGCGTGTAGGTCTTGCCGAATCCCGACTTGCCGACGACGATGCCCAGCCCCGTAAATTCTTGGCATGCTTGGCACGCGCCGATGATCGCGGTTGCATCGCGGCTTTCGATGAAGCCGGGCTTCGCCAGCGGCTCGTTGACCCGTTCGCTTGTCGCGGCCACTTCGCCGCCGTTGGCGACGATGAAGGCGGTGATCGCTTGCTCGATCTCCGTCGGGTCAGAAGGGTATTTCCCGCTCAGGTATTGCGAGAGCGCGGGGCGCGAATAGTTGATCGCCTTCGCGAGCTCCGTAATCGTCATGCCTTTCTCGTCCATCAGGCTCTTGACCTGAATTGCCAAGGCGGTCGGCGTGCCGCCGCCATGAATCGGATAAAGGGTTGCTGTTTCCGCCATATCAATCCCTCCATTATCAACTCAATTTGCGGAGCGCGGCGAGCGTTTTCTCCGCTTTCTTTTGATAGAAATGATCCACATCATTGCTTGCAGCCTTGGCCGCTTTCCGGGAGCGCAGCTCTTCTTTGAACTGCTGGTCATCCGGCAGCGCGATGACTTTCGATGCGCCCGTATTTTGCGGCTTCTCGTTCTTGAAGATGAACCCGGCCACGTCGTTGCCGTATCCTTCGAAGTTTGGATCGCGCTCTTCCAGCGGCGTCGTGTAGTAGGCGAGCTCGTCCAACGTCCGGCGGAGCTGGCGCTTCTGCATTTTCAGATGCTCTTCGAGCGCCTTTTGCGGAACCTTCGGCGCGATGAGGAGCAGCTCTTGGCTGTACGCCTCGCAAATCTTCTCGCCGTCCGTCGTGTACACGTAGAGCTTGGTCACGTCGTTCGGGTCCCACTTGATGTCAACCTTTTCGCCGATGTAGTGGCAGAGCTCGTCGGCCCGGTACTCGTAGCCGAATTTCTTGATCCCGATGTTGCGGACGAGTACGCGTTCGGCCTTCATCATCAGGATCGTTGCGTAGGACTTCGGCGGCGGCGCTTTTATGTAGCGCTCCTCGGCATTTCGGAACACTTCGATGGGCGTATGCCATTTTTCGCCTTGATCCTTCAGGCCCCGATGGAACGAGTGGTGATACTCATCCCGCCACTTGCGCCACAGCTCGCAAAATTCCTCGAACGAAATCAGCTCGTCCTGTTCGAGCATCTTCTGGATGTCCTTCTTGACTTTCGCCGACGTTTTCTTGCCGGTCAGCGTGCCGGTGTAGCTGGCGAACCACTTTTCAAACTTGCTGATCAATGTACCGAAGAAGCGTTCGATCTGCGCCTTCGACCAAGGCTGGTACGGCAAGCTGCGCATGTCATCCTGAATGCCGATGCTGCGGTAGAAGCCTTTCGTCTCGCTGTCGAAGCTGACGCGCTCGCTGCGCTTGCGTCCGGTCATCGTCTCGGCGGTGTAATCCTTGCCGTTGTCGATGAGCAGCCACTCCGGCACGCCGCCGATCTCGCTATACAGCATGTTGAGCAGCGATTGCTTCAGCACTTGCGAGTTCGGCTGGACGCAGATCACGTCGCCGACGATGCACCGACTTCGCGTATCGACCCACGCCACGAGCTGCGGCCGGATCGCCCTGACCTTTCCGTTCGGGTACGTGTACTTGACCCAGAGGTCGAAGTGGTGGCTGTCGCCTTGCACCAGTCCCATTACCGGCAGCGCCCGCGTATTGCGCGACGCTTTGACCATGCGCTGGTTCTTGAACTCGCGCAGCCCTTTTTCGGCGAGCAGCCTTGCGTTCTTGCCGCGTTTCACATTCATGAGATAGTCGATGTAGCGGGCGACCGTCGGGTACGATGGAATGTCCCAGCTATTCGCCGAACCGACTTTCATGAGCTTGCTGTACAACATTTCCCGCGTGCCGTTGTTCTCGGCGAACGCGCGGTCGAACCACAAGTTTTCGATGAACGCCCTGACCTCCGGCGTGAGCGACGGAAACGTATGCTTTTGCTTTGGTTTGCGGCAGAGTGCCAGCACCTTGAAGAAATCGTAGTTGCCTCCGTCCTGCTTGTTCATCTTCATTGCCCACGCGCTGGCTTCGAGATAGCTTTGTGCGTATCGGTAAAGCGTCCGCCAGCTCATGCCGTGCGATTCGGCAAAGCGGGCAGCGAACTCGGTGCGGTCGCGGTCTCCGTAGTTGAGAAACTCGCGAATGATCTTGGCCCGCTCGACCGCTTCGTAATATTCCTTGCTGTTCTTCTCGATGTATGCGGCAAGGTCAATGCCGACGTACCACGGCATTTCCTCTGTGCTGGCGTTTTCTTCGATGACCACGTCCACACCATCTATGCTTGCAGCCTTCTTGTATGCTTGCCTTGCTTTTTTGCTTAACGATGACAACGCGATCAACACCCGGTCTTTCCCGCCCGAGACTGGCTCGGTTTTCGTCCGGAAAGCTTTCGGGTTGCGCTTGATGCGCTGGATCATTGTGTTGTACTTCACGTTTTCAAGCCCAGCGGCTTCTTCGAGCGTGATGTATATTTCTCCCAAACGGTCTCCTCCTTTCCAACGAACTTGCAACTGTGTATAATGGAGGGGAATCAGCTTTCCGCATGATTCGACCGAAGGAACGGCTCAGCGCTGATGAGTCGTTCCTTCCTTTTTGGTAGCCGAATCACCAGATTGCCCCTCCGTATCATGCGACTCCGCGCGCTTTTTTTCGATGGCTTCGGCCAGCTCGTTGTGTCGTTCATACAGCTTCTGAAGCTCCACATCCAACGCTTGGAATCTTTGGTTCCAACGTTCGCGCTCGATGATGGCCTTCTTTGCTTCTTCTTCCAGGGCGCGGATTTGCTGGTCGATGATGCTTTGATGGAAAACCAGATAATCCACTTTCAGAGCCAGTTCGATGGTGCAGGGTGCAGCGTTTATCAGCATTCTACGGCTGATGATATCGATGGGGCGTTCCCCGGTCGGCAGTTCGTTCTTTTCCTTCATGGCGTCCCACCTCCTTTCGCGCGATATGCTTGTGTCCCCCTATTCAGTTTTCAAAGAGCATGCTTGACGACGCGGTTACTCTGCCCGTTTCTCCGGGAAGTTGCCGATGCCGAGAACGCGCTCGATCTTCTCACGGTGCTTGGTCGCCTTGCGCGCCCCGGTCATGATGTCTCCCAGTCGGTTTTCCGGGATGTCGTACAGTCGGCAGAATTCCCGCTGATCCATTCGCAGCTCAGCCAATCGTTTCTTGATCTCCCACCCGAATGCCGTGATTGGCCGTTTACGTGCCATCCTATCGCCTCCTTCGACAAACTTAGTGATAGCCAGTTTACTCACATTTGCGTTATACTTTTGTTGGGAATCTACCACCCAATAAAATGTTACTCCTAATATTGAGTAATGTCAATAGAAATCCTCCTGTTTGCGAGTAAAAATTTCCTTTAATTGAGTGCTGGTTTTTGTGTTTTCACAATTGTGAGAGAGGGGTTAGTGATTATCATGTTGGATTCTATAGGCAAGAGGATTCGTTATCTGAGAAACGAAGCAAAAATTTCTATGGACAAGCTTGCTGAAAGCATAAACTCAAGTTCAAGTACCATCACTTATTGGGAGAATGATCAGCGGCTTCCGAGTGCGGAATACATTATTGCTCTTGCAAAATTTTTTAATGTCTCTACAGATTGGCTGCTAACTGGTAAAGAGAATGCTTTCAAAAGATCGGAAGATAAAGCATTTGTTGAAGGCGTGTTAGAAGGATTAGAAAAGTCACAAAAAGAGCAGACACCTAGTGATGACAAAGGAACGTCCGCTCTTTTTTTTCGTGACAAGTGGGAAACTACTTCCCACTTTGAAAAACTGATAGGGGAACTGGACGAGAAGGATCGCGCTTTTATCAAACGATTCATCGAGCTGGCACTTTTTGAGAAGCAACACAAGAATGAGGAGGCCGCCGCGAGAGAGGAACACGCGGTAACGTCAGTTCAATCGAAGCAAGATCAACCGGCTCTTGAAGAAACCTCTGCGGAACATGTGGAGGAGACCCTCGTCCCTCTGGTCGGTAAGACAGCAGCGGGGATCGAAAAAACGTACTACGAATTCATTCGCGGGTACGTCCCGATCCCGAAAGAGGTCATCAAAGGAACATGCTTCGTCTTAGAGGTTGATGGGGATAGCATGAACGGAGACGGTATTGAGCACGGGGACTTCGTCGTCATTAAACAGCAACCGGTTGTAGAGAATGGCGATATCGCGCTGCTTCGAATCGAAGATGAGATCACGCTGAAGCGTATTCAGCGAGAAGGCGGGAAGATTATCCTTGTATCATCAAACCCCGCCTATCCGAAACGAGCTGTACCCGAACGAAATGTTCAGGTGGTCGGGAAATACATATACAAAATTCGAGGGGAAGAAGGGAGGGCAAAACTTCGCGAAGAACCGTTCTGACCCCCTTATTTTCTTCCAATTTTTGATTGGTTTTCAGCTATTTCTTTGTCACTTTGAAGCACTAAAATTTTATGTCAAGAAAAAAACCGCAAACCCGCGTCACGACTGCAAAGTGACAGGGTTTTGCGGTTTTTTCTAAAATGTCACTTTGCTGGACTAAAGAATTCGGCTTTTTGATGGCGTTTTTTGACGTTTCATTAACACCCCATTAACGGGCGCGTTATTTCCGAAATCCCTTGATATGCTTGGATTTTCCCGCCCTTCGCATTTTCGAATTAACGCCGAATAACGGCCATTAACGTCCCGTTAAAACGGCGCGCCGCTTTTTGCTCCCGCTCCAACTGTGGTAAAATAGCAGCACGAAAGTAAAAAGCGCGGATTCCCTTGTGTTTCAAGGCTTCCGCGCCTTTTGATTCAAATTTTGCGACCTCATCGGCCCGTTTTTTCATTCTCAAGATTTTTGTCACAGGTTTTCCAACCTCATCCCACCAAATCCCTAGTAAAATCGGGTTTTCCCGCGTTTTCCCGGTTCGTTTTTTGGTATCTCGTTTTTGTCATTTATTTTGAGAGAGTACACCTGGAGAAGCGGGAAAACATCGACGGGTTGAACTTATCCGATGCGGTGCTGCTTGGAACAAATAAATACCCTTATCCCGGTACGATCAACAAGAAAGGGTTATATCTGCATGAATGGGAGTACATCTCCTTCATTCGCGACCGCTGGGGCATTCCCGAAGGGAAGAAGACGTTTGAGGCGCAGCTGATGGACCTTTGCGACGACATCGCTTATTCGGCCCACGATCTCGAGGATGGCATCAAGGCGGGAAAAATCGAGGTGCACGAGCATTTCCTCAAGGACTCGCACATTCAGAGACTGATCGTCGAGAAAATCATGACGTTGGAGGATGCTTGCTGGGCGGGATGGCAGCCGCAGCAAATTCAGGTCAAGGTGGCCGAGGTGCTGGACGATTTCCTGCGCATCTGGAATGTCAAAATGCCGGTGTGTGATCATGACTATTCCCGCACGCGCCGGGAGGTGAAGGCCTATTGGGTCAGCCTGTTCGTCGGCTGCCTGGGAGTTATCGATGACGGCGATTGGCAGAAGGTCACGTTCGTGAAGGACGGGCAGGAGGATAAGGATATGCTGCGGACGGTGAGCGTGCTGAAGAGCTTCGCTTGGGTGACGATGATCCGCGATTTGCGGGTCCAACGGCTGCAGAAGCGCAGCGCATGGATTATCAAGCGGCTGTGGGATGCCTTCGTGGATCCGGAGACAAGCAAGTCGATCATTCCCGGTGACTGGCTGCGCCGGTTTGACCGGGATCAGGCCAAGCCCAAACCGATCTGGACATGGGAGCATATGATCATCGATTATATTGCCGGCATGACGGACGCCTATGCAGAAAAGATCTACAACGAGCTGTACGGGCTGAAGGTGGGCACGATTTACGATATGGATTAAAAACGACGAACGGACCGGCGTTAGCCGGTCCGTTTTTTTAGATTCGGAAGTATTACAGCGGCGGGTTGGCGTGGCATTTCCGGCATACCGGGTAATACGACTCGTTGCCGCCGATTTGGATCTGCTCGCCGGTGTAAACGGGTTTGCCGTTCTCCACCCGCAGGTTCATCGTTGCTTTGCGGGCGCAGAACCAGCAGATCGTTTTCATTTCCTCGATTTTGTCCGCATAAATCAGCAGCAGGCGGCTGCCCTCGAACAACTGGTTCTGGAAATCGTTTTTCAACCCGAAAGCCATCACGGGAATATCCAGCTCATCGACGATGCGGACCAGCTGCTTAATGTTGTTCTCACCGAGGAATTGGCATTCATCGACCAATACGCAGTATAAGCGCGGGGTATGATTTTTGACAATTTCGAAGAGGTTCGTGTCCGGATAAATCGGAATAGCCTGCCGGCGCAATCCAATCCGCGAGGAGACATAACCAACCTCGTCACGGTTATCGATCGCCGAAGTAAAGAGCAGCACCGGTTTGTTCTGCTCTTCATAATTGTGGGCAACCTTCAAAATTTCGATAGATTTGCCGCTGTTCATTGCTCCGTACTTGTAAAATAATTGTGCCAACGATGACGTCCCTTTCTATTCGTTCTATCGCAACCATGCTCTTTATTCTAGCATACTTCGATTCGGTTGTTGGATAGGCTGGCGCGAAATTTGGAGATATTCAGCGCCTGGAAAATGTTACATCGCTGCATCAAAGAGCTGCGGCATGTCCTGGAGGGGCTGGTTTTGGAGCCGCCTCGGATGCAGGCGGATTCGGAGCGGGAAGCTGAGTTTGGAGACGCCGTTCCGGTCCAGCATCGAAATCGAACTGCTGGAGGAAGGCGTAGAGATCCGCCATGCCGTAAACGTGTCCTTCGGGGAAACAACTTCGGCTCCCATCCGGGGGCATCTGCAGTAGCCGCTGAGCTATTCCCTTGGGAAACGTTCAGCCAACAGCTGGTTCACCAAGTCGCTCATGCCTTCCCATGAATCCTTCATGAGGAATTGCTGCTGAATCGAGGCGTTCCACGGGCGTGGGATCCCGATGGTGAGCCGGCCAGCTTCCTTGGCAGGCTGCAAATTATGCGGCCCGTCATCGATTATCAGGTCGAAGTCCAGCAGCGTTTTTCGCTTGGCGACGAAGAAGTTCTCAAACGGGATAAACGGCATCCAGCGTTGCAGCCAGTTCCATTTTTCCTGTACAGATGAGGGGCGGGCGGCCGTAACGATGATCACATCATGCTCCTGCGTCATTTTGCGTACTTCCTCGACGGTATGCTCATCAAAGATCTCCAGCTCCTCATACAAGCCGGGGCGTCCGAAGAAGAGATCTTCATTACACTCGGGATGCCAGATTTGTGTCATATCAAAGCTGGTCATTTGGTCCATGGTGAGCTGACGGTCGGGAAACTGCAGATTATGATAGTAAATCGCTTTGGGCACGAGATGGCATAGGGTATCGTCCATATCGATGGCTACAATGTGTTTGCGCAT